GCTGGTCCCAAAGCTGGCCCCCAAGCTGGCCCCGAAGCTGGCCCCGAAGCTGGCCCCCAAGCTGGCCCCCAAGCTGGCCCCGAAGCTGGCCCCAAAGCTGGCCCCGAAGCTGGCCCCCAAGCTGTCCCCCAAGCTGTCCCCAAAGCTGGTCCCCAAGCTGGCCCCAAAGCTGGCCCCGAAGCTGGCCCCGAAGCTGGCCCCCAAGCTGGCCCCCAAGCTGTCCCCAAAGCTGGTCCCCAAGCTGGCCCCCAAGCTGTCCCCAAAGCTGGTCCTTCATCTCCGGCCAAGCTTTAACGAGCAGGTTGATGTAAAGTTCCGCAGCCATCGGTGACGGCAGCCGCACAAAATATGGGCGGACCAGGCCGATCCGGGTGTACAAATTTTCAATGGCGCGCTCGGCCAATTCAAAATTGGCTGGCTCCGTTGAATATCCGACTTTGCGCCAATCTTTATGGGCTTGATCGATGATCCTCTGGCGTTCCGGCGTTAAATCTAATTTTTTCATCTCAGTCTCCATCTCTATTATGAACGGCGCGTCATATCAACACGCCCTGCCCCTGCTTAATTCTCCCCGATTCGGCGATCTTAAACCCCCAGCGGTATTCGGAGAGCAGTTCAGCACGCGCCGCGATTTTGTCGGGGACGGCCACAACGGGAAGCCCCAGCATGGCGGCATCGACACCGGCCATCATCGCCAAGGTCATGGCCTCGGCACGGTTTCCGGCCCAAAACTCGGCTACGGCTTCGGCGACACGCTGGGCGTGCCATTCTGGGTTGGCATGTAGGTGGGGCATCATACCCGATCCGCCAATTCGAGGGACGAACAGTCCCGTTCGTACTGTTCCTGATCGGACTGGGCTTGGCGGCGATCGTGTTCCAAATCAGACCCGCGCCACTCCAAATCCAGCATGATTGGAACGGCGTCTCGGATCATAACCGTATATAGGTAGCCCGGTTCAATCGCCATTTCGGCGGCATCGTCAATGCTGGGGTATTGAACGGGTTCGCCATCGGCAAAGATGTTGATGAACACCGTAGGTCCAGGCTTGCGCGTTCGCAGATATTCTGCGGCTGCGGTTTGGATGATGCTGTTTTCCATCTCAATCTCCTTGGTTTACTGCCAACACGTTACCATAATGGTGTGCCGCGTCAACCGTGCTTATATTCCTTGTGAATACCTAATGGCACCCCTCAGTTTTTCCACCCGCGATCTCAGCGTAGAATCGCGCTCCATCCTGATTTCAGTGGCTCCGATGCCGTGAGCGACACAGCTAAATGAATGGCGTCCCAGCGCCGCGGCAATCTTTAAAACCGGGGCCTTGGCTTCGTTACGGGCTAGATACATGGCGACGTGCCGCGCCCTGACGATATCGGCACGGCGCGACGGTCCTCGTAAATCTGCATCGGAAATTTCAAATTCCAAGGATACGGCGGCACGAACGGCGGCAAGGGTGGTCATTTCTCGCGCTCCGCGATCATGGCGTCTGCCAAATCGTAAGACCACATCGCGACGATGGAGACATCTATTTTTTCGTTTGGAGGATATGACGCCAATATCCCCGCCAACGCCTGACCGGCGAACCAGTCGCGCAAACTCATACCTGCGTGCCCGCCGTGTATGTGATCTCCCGTGGGGAACGCTTGGTCCCCATCGTTTTTAGGTCCAGTTTTTGGCTTCCGCTCCGAGGTGCAATCAACGCAAAACGGCTCTCCATCCACAAATTCTGTATTAACATCGTTAATTAAGGCCCCGCAATCGAAACAAAAATAGTCGCCGTCGTTTTTATCTGTCATTTCCGTTCACTCCTATGCTGCTTCAAATACCCCCACGCCAAGCGGCGCTGGCTTACGGTGCTCGGCACCCGACAGAACACGATGTCGAGCGCGGTGGTGCGCCACAATAAACGGGCGGCTTCCAGCCCACGGGCTGCTGTATCGGTATTCATCGTTATTTCCTCCTAGTATTTCGCCCTAGCCACCCCAGGGATTACCCCGAGAACAGGGCATACGCCAGCCATGATGCGGTAACAAAAAACGCACCCATCAGGGCGCAGCCGACTCCGACGCCCCAGCGCACCCAGGCCGACGGGTTGAGGTCATCGTCGATTCGTTTGAACAGGTCTAGGTCGAGGTCGGCATCACGCCACGGCTCGTTCGGTTCACCCCAGTCAGGAGACGGTTTCAACGGCGGCGATCCATCATGTGCGGCCACGATAGCCCTAGCGAAACCGGTATATCGGGTATCGCCATCAGCGGCGATCATGTGGGCGAGTTCTAGAGCGGCCACGGCGGGGGCGACACGGCTGTATCCGGGGCGTTTCTCAGGTCCGGTCATCATACGGCCTCCGGTTCTGGAGTCGTGATTACACCGATGTCGATGCCGCGCATAATCGCCAGCAGTATGGCGGCAGGATCGTCCAACGGCCCATGATCGGGCACGTTGCGGACATCGAAATGATACTCCGGCCCATGTTTACACCCCGCCTTGCGGCCCTCTGCGGTCAGGGAGCCATAAACGCTGTACCAGTACATCGCCGGGATGCGGCCCTTCATGTTTGCACGGACTTCTACTCCTTTGTAGGACAGGATGACGGGTCCGGCACCGGATTCAAATTTACCGGTATACATGATCGTTTTCGGGGCGGCTGCTGGGGTGGTGGTCGGTGCAGGGGAGGATTCCCCCTTGGCCTTGCGGATGGCGGCGTCCACTTTTTCAAGCAACGCTTTTGGCTCTGTAGCCGCATTTGGGTCCAAGTCAACAAGGCCCATGCCTTCTTCAAGGTCAAACTCCAGAATGGGCCGCGCAGCTTCTAGCGCCTCCAACAGTTCCGCGTTGATGGCCTTGAGGCGGTCGATTACAGCGCCTAAATCGGAAATATCCTGCGGCACGTAAAATCCGCGTAACTGCTGGCGGGCTTCAATTCCGGCCATCATGTGTCCGCCCTGTTTATCGGTCATCATTAATACTCCCCCTATCTCTCAGGCCACGCGGCAACGGCGCAGGGCACGGCGGTGAATATACCCCACGATCACGGCGCGGCGCAGCGCCCACGCCCGCGTCATCACGGACTGCCATGCCCGGACGTTACGATCAGTCCATGGATTATCCTTCGCAGCCTCACGGTCGGCGGCGCGTTCGGCCCCAATCGCTTGGCGGCGGTATCTCAGCGCGGTTTCAGAGGGTGTCATCTTCGGTCTCCTTCAACATATCACCATAAATACCCCGCATGGTGCGGCGTGTCAACCAGTTATTTTGTCCAGAACCCAGACAATCACAATATCTATGACAAACATAATCACGCCCATGACCACCGGAACGCCGAGAACAAAAATCCAGGCATCCTCATGGTTCGGCGATCCCATAAACGTCAGCGTGATGTAACCCAGGAACACCCAGGCACCCAAGCCCATGCTAAACATCAATCGGCTAAACATCGGCGGTCTCCTTTTCAAACGTCACGGCGACGACCCACGGGTTCGCGGTCCAGCCGTGGCCGCGTTTGGCGCGTTCGTTCCACCAGTTTGCGAACGCAAATCGCGGGGCTCCAAGACAAATAGAACCCCAGCCAAATGCGGGTTCTTTGGAAGGCCAGTCCATGCGCCATCCCGATCTATGTTGGTCACATTCGTTGGTCCATTTCTTTTCCACCGCGCCCTCTGCCAGCGCGTCTTCATCCGTAATCTCCCTCACCCGCTGCACCCTGACATCGGTCACAACAAGCGTTAGCCGGGAGGCCGTGCGGGGCATTTGGGTTGATGATTTCCATTTAACTTCGCTTTCAGGTGGGCATTTGTCAAAACCATGACGTTTGCATTCAGCGTCGTATCCGTTGGCGCGGTACAGAAGCCAGCCGGGGTCTCCGCTGCCGACGAAAACGAATGTCTCCTTCACCCAGAGGCGGTCGCCGAGGGCGTAGGGATACTTTTTCCAGCCGTCTTCGGTGGAATATGAGCCGTAGCCGTTATTCAGGGGCAACCCGCCGTTCAGCGCGTTCGGCTGCGGCTTCAACACCCGGCGGAACTGCGTCTTCCGGCTTTCAATAACGGCCCGCACTTCGAGTCCGCTCAGAATCAGGGGGCGGTCAGTCATCGGTTTTCTCCCAGCCAGTCATATACAGTTCAGCAACCTTCTTAGGGTCAACGTCCTGCGCCTTCGTAATTCCGCGCTCCGCAAGAACGGCCTCCAAGGCTTCAAGTTCCGCTCTGCGCCGGAGCATTTTCCCGGCGTCTTGGACCCACGGTCCCTGGGTATCATCGGTGTCAGTCATTCGAGTTCTCCATCCAGTTGTCAAGGAATCCTTGACAGTTCATCATCCCTGCAACTTCGCTTTGTAGGCTCCGTCTGGGAGATTGGGAGGGCGCGTTGACGTTGCCTTTTTTTGCTGCTTCGACGGCTCAACGCGCGGCAGGTCATCGGTGGTCTCCCTCGATTTATCAGTTCTCGGAGCGTCAACAGGCAGCGGAACATCCGGCTCACCGTCCCAATAAACGAGCCAAGCACAGTGGTCCCAAAGCGTTGTCACATCATCAAACCATGCGACATCATCGCAGACCTTGCCGTCGCGCGCCGCCGCCATGATGTGAAATATCCCCATCCTAAGACGTGTAATCTCGTCGGCGGCTTCGCGGTGCAGTTTCAGCAGAGCGTTAATGTCTTTGGCGGCCCCGGAAACGGTCAGGTTTCCGTCGCGCAGACGTCTTACCAGGTCAGTCATCATTCTCTCCTCGGTTATTACTCTTCGCCATGCGGTCGTAGAGAACCACATTCACCGACGCGGCAAGGTTCATGCAGCCCCGCATCGGGACGTAGACAACATCCCGGCACTTATCAATAATCCTATGGCCCAGCGTGCAGTCCTCACCGCCGAAGATATAAAACGCCCGTTCCGGGTGCTTATATTCGGGCAGCGGGATGGCGCCATCGATGATGTCCACGGCGACGGGGACGCAATCGAACGGAACCACGTCCAGCACGTTTTCGGATCGGATCACCGGGATGTGACGGTACGATTTCATGGTATCCGTAGCGACGCGCTCGAATCGGCGACCACCGATAACGAGCATTGAAGCATCGTAAATCCACGCCGCGCGCAGGGCACCGCCGACGTTGTGTTGGCATTTTGGGTTGTCTAGCCCGATACAGGCATATCCTCGTGACATCATTCTCTCCTCGGTTACGCGGTCGGTTACAACGGGTCAGCGGGGCTTATTCGTGGCCTTTTCCAGGGCCTCAATGTCTGACGCACCCCATGTTGTCACCATTCCGGGCTCAAATCTTACCCCATGCCGCTCCAGCGTGGCTCGGAGCAGGGCAATCTCATCCTTGTGATGACCGGAGGGGTCGCCCTCGACCTTCTTAACGGTACGCTCCGCCACCTCGGCAGCCATGGCTAAATCCACACAGGACCATTTCAGGGTTTTGCGGCCCATCTTAATCAGTTCGGCCTGTACCAGCGGTTCATCGTTGGGGAAGCTGTGGTATATAATTCCAGGCTCGTTTTGAGGGTACGGGGGTGTGGACATCGTGGGCTCCTTTAAATCGGTTCTTCGTCGTTGTCGCCAGGGCTGTCGGCATCGGACCCTATCATGATCCAATTCGCGGGATCGTTTTCGTCAAGCGGCGCGGGGTCTGCATAATCCGGTTCGTCGCCCCCCCATTCTGCTGCAGCGGCGGCTTCATCATATTCGGGCGCATCGGGAGCAATCCCACAGCGTTCCGCCAAGGTGGTCCTGGTCTCGACCTCTACTATCGTCAGGTGGCCTCCATAGGGGGCTTCTATATCTTCGTCGTGGCTGTGCTGATACGGTTCATCGTCGTGCCACGCCCCACCGGCGTCGGCATCGCTGTACGCAGGTTCGTGGTCCTCGGCCTTGGCGTCCTCAGTATCAGGCACGGGCGCGGCGGCAACGGGCGGGGTCCAAGACACCAAGTCTGGGGCGAACACGACACCGGCTTCTTCCAGGGTTCCCCGCAGGGCTTTTAGTGTTTTTGGGAGGCCTTGGGACTGGCCATGTTCGATTTTAAATATCGTTATCGAAGCGACCCCGGAGCGTTGAGACAGCTTGTCGCGGGACCAATCCCGTGCGGTGCGGCCCAGCATGATACGCTCCCCAGCGGCCCCCGGCGCACCGTCTTGAAGTGTCGGAACAAAACTTACAGGGCCACCACGGTCTTCGACAGCGTTGAGATCAAACCTCCGATTCAGTATCCGCTGCGATTTCATGGTCTGCAACGCACGGATCAGATATGCCATCTCGGCCCCGTTTCGGAGCGGAATACAGGTTCCATCCCAGAGTGTGTTCTGGATGTATTGCAAGATCACGATGCCTTGAGTCCTCTCGTGGTGGGTCAGCGGGGTGTGCAGAATTTCTTTTAACGCTTTCATGTTTTTACCTCATGATAAAATCGGTTGTTCAATAGTTGCGCGAATTTTAACCTATCGTTCAGCGGTTATACTCCACGATTTATCTGAAATCAACCCTTTTTGGTCAAAAAAAATCTGAAAATCAAAACGCCCCCTGTTTTCATAAGCTACTTAGTTGAAGAGTCCTCTATATTGCTATCTGGTAATGGTTAAATATATAAAGACTCACGTCATATAAATAGAGAGAGGACTCTTCAACTAATGTAGTTATAGAAACAGGGGTGGCTTTGAATTTTAGAATTGACCCGGTGGTGGCGTGGACCCGATTTTTTGTTGACCAACGCTCACGACATGATATTATCACAACCCTACTAAATCGGAGACCAAGATGACCGGAACCCAAAAACGATTTACCCACATCATTCCAACCGACACCGGATGGAAAACAAACGATGGCTCCATCATCGCTACCAAAACCGATGACGGTATCCTCATCACCGATAACCGCGACCGATACGAAAAATCCATGGCCCCACTACAAGACAGATTCGATGATCTCGCCGAGTTCGCAAAACAACTGGGCCGAATCAATACCGACATCACCTCCGATGCTCCCGTCGTCATCACCCTCCCATTTATCTCAGCCGCCTTCGTCGGCTCCCAATCCCCATACCCATTCAAAAAACTCAGACCCGGAGATTCCTTCCGCGTCCCATATCCGCGTTGCACCAAGCACGCCCTCTACTGCGCCGTTCTCCGATATCAGAAAAATAACCCCGGAAAATTGCTCGCCATCGATGAGCGCCCAAAAATTGATGATGAAAAATATCATTACTACGTCGTGACCCGTGTGGAATAACCGCCCCCGAAACCATCCCAGAAAATCAGGACTTGACCTTCCCAGTCGGAGTAACCATAATTTTTAGTTATGGATGACAGCAAACCAGAACAAAAACAAATACAGCGGCGTCAAACAGGGCGCCCCCCATCCTATTCACCCGTATTCGCAGAAGAAGCGCGCGCTATGTGCCAGCTTGGCGCTACTGACCGCGACCTCGCCGACGCCTTCCAAGTCGCTATCGCTACGATCTGGAGATGGTCTTGCGCCTACCCTGATTTTAGAAGTGCCTTAAAATTAGGCAAGAAAGTCGCAGATGAAAATGTAGTACGTTCTCTGTACCAGAAGGCAATCGGCTACAGCTATGATGCTGTTAAGATTTTTATGCCTGCGGGCGCCGAAGAACCGATCTATGCGCCCTATACTGAACACGTCCCCCCGGACACTACGGCGGCAATTTTCTGGTTAAAAAATAGGCAACCCGACAAATGGCGCGACCAGCGCAACGTCGAGGTAAACGGTGAACTGAACCTGAACGCGATCTTGGGCGCGATCTTGGAGGCGTCCCAGGAGGCGTTGCCAGCGCCCTCAGCGCCTGGGGACGGTGCCGTTGACGTCACCCCTACGGTTATCGACGTCGAGGACGAGGCCGCGCCGGAGAGCGACGAATCGGGCACCGCTGAGTAATCCCTGTATTCTCACGGGGTATGCCTAAAAAATAGGCACCATATGCGATATGCCTAAATCTGAGGCAAACTTAATTTTCCATTTCGGCTGAAATTCTAACCCCAGGCGGCGCTCGGGGCATGTCCCACGCAGGTGCGCATACGCGGGAACTAGGATTTTACTCTCAGTGAGTCGGCCCGGTACAGTCGCGGTCATGGTTGACGCCTGTCGTCGCGCACGGGGTATGTTGACAGCCCGCGCGGTTCGTTTATAATACGATGGTCCGAGTCTCCAAACTTCGACATTCCCTCAGGGAAACAACCCTCTCAGACTTGCCCCGGCGTGGCTTCATAACCCAGCGCCGGGGTATTTTTATGCGCCCCCAGCGTGCCGTCCGCCCCTCAGTGGCAACAAAAAGCCCCCGGCTCGCTAGACCGGGGGAGTTTGAGAGGATTCGTATGTCGGGTTATGCAGCCTCGGTATCGTCCGGCAACGCCACACCATGGGGTACGTGTACCCAGTCAAGGGCGCCCTCAATATTGACGCGCATGGGCATAAGGATTCCGAAGATATCGGCGCGGCCCCCGAATCGGACAAGGTGCGCGTCACGCGCCCCGCCTTCGGGTTGCGCGTAAACCTGATATCCTGGGATACCCAGCGCCTTGGCGGATTTACCGATATCGCCCACGGCGGCGTGACCGAATGCAGCAACAACGGGCTCGGAGGCCGTCAACATGCTGGGATGGCAGATTCTGCGCCAATCTGGGAATGTTCCGTCAATCGGCTTGACAAGATGTTCGGTCATGTTTTTGCCCGCAATTCGGGCGATATCGTTTACCCAGGTAAACAGATCGGCGGGGCGTAGCTTCGCGGCCAGTGCGCCAAGGGGCAGGATGAGGCCGCCCTTGGGGGCGATTCCTTCGGGGTCGTGTGCTACGAGCATGATATGCCCGTTTGCTGCTACCGCAATGGCGCCGCCCTGGGGTACTGGCTCGAAATAGATGCCGCCAAGGTAAAACCGGGTTGCTTCCGTTGAAATAGCCGGGCAAACGCCCGCGAGTAGGGTTGCGTTGAAGGCTACGCGTTGATCGAGGATGTTGATATTCTCGGGCGCACTGGATTCGGTCGTGTTCGATTCGTTGTTTTCCATGATGATTCTCTCTCTCGTTTTCGTTAATCGGTTATGACGAGGGCAAACCACACGATTGCCCAGGCCGCGACATAGAGCGCCGCCGTGTTTAGGATGCGTAGGGCGCGGTTCATGATGCCACCTGCGCCCGGAGAGCCAAGTAATCAGCGCGCGGCGGATTGATGCACGGCCAAGGATCGCCCAAATCGAGCCATGAATCGTTGTGTTTAACCCATGCCCATGTGTACATCGTGCATTGACCGTATTTTCTGCGCTTAAATGCGAATTCCAATCCGTTATAAATCTTTGATACTTTCATAATCTCGACTCCTCTAAGTTAACTCTCACTATTCCCCAGCGCCTCACACTGGGGAAGGGCGAAGGTTAAACAGAAAGCCCGGCAAGTTCTAAAGCACGCCTTTGGATTGATAGGGGAATTAAGTGACATCCGGCTTTAATCGCCCCATCTTGTGTGATGGCGTCTAAACGCCAGTTGTCGATTTTATGCACCTTAGAAGGGGTAAATGCTCTCTCACGCCTAGCACATTGTTTTGCAAGGCGGTAGATGGCAAGAGTGCGGATTGAAAGCGCGACCTTGACACCATATGACGTTTCAATAATTTCATCCTTAATCCGAATATAAGGGATGCGAGTATGAGGCGCATGGTCCTTTCGCCCTTCTTGCCAGTCTTTTATCGCTTCTTTTTCTTTTGCATCTTGCAAACGCTTTTGCTCACGCTCTTTTGTGGCAATTGCTTCTAATTGAGCCTTAATATCGTTTGATTGAGGGATGGCGCGGAAACCAAGTTTAAAGGCTTTAGAATAGGCGTTTGCTTGCTCCCGCGTTATTTCAGAGTCATTCATGTGCATACTAGCGTAGGTGCGCGCCCTAGAGGCTTTTGATAAGCTTTCGTTTATGCTTTCCAGCATGGCGCTATAGTTCTCTTTGTGAATTGCTTTTTGTGTTGTGGCGCTAGAGAACTCTAGCACGTTGTCCACCATATGCACAGTAACACCATCAGGGATCGCGCGGCGCACATATGTTTTGTGCTTTGCCGTTGATACGCTGTAACCCCTTGTAGTGACCAAGATGCAGGGCTTGCCGTGCGCGTCTACAGCATGGCGTGCTATGGGGGAAGTGTAACCATAACTGTAAATTGTGTCGCCTTCATAGAAGACATTAAAGCCCTTGGTGCATTTTCCTGTCTTGTGCGCCCAATTGTGCGCGACTGCATTGTGGTTTGACATAATCTTAATACTCTCTCTTGGCGCTTGAGCGCGCCTTTCAGTTTCCATACATACATATATATATGTAATGGTGCATGATGTAAACCATGTACGTATTCCTAACAACGCCACGAACAGAGGCGGATAATCCTAACCGTGCCATAGCACGCGGTCCTAACCGCATAACTATCATCCTAGCGTGATTGCACGCTCTCTGGTCAACGTGACGTGCAATGGTGCGCGTTATCAACCACGCGCTCAACGACAAATCGTGAACATTAACGAACTAAACGGGAACACCGTGCCAGAGCGCTGGGATGCAGTGAGGTGAGGTGAGGTGCACCGTACTAGCACACCGCGCACCCGGCGCTCGATACCAGCCCATGCCAGCACACCCATGCCAGCCAGGCCATGCCACACCATCGACATATAGATATGATCGCACGCCCTACCGCGCGCGCAATCCATCCCTACCGCCCACACATACAGGGGGGTGGGGGGGTACTCTTTATTCACCCGGCGCAGGCACCCCCACCTTGGGGGGACCGCCCCCCCGGTCATCGTATAGGAGTACCTACCCTCTCCCGCGTAGCGCCTAAAAACCCGAACCGGTATAAAATCGGTATTCATAGTGAATATGTGTTGACAGCACCTGGAGCGGTGATAGTGTTGGGGGAACGGGAGGATACCGAGATGAACCCTGAACGCCCACTGCGGCTGCCACGCGAGGAGAAGGATGGGGTCTCCGGTGGCATCTATCGGTACATCTACCCCTATGGATCGAAAAGCGTTCCGACATCGAACGGCGTTCCGAGGGATGGCGTCATGATTGAGAATTTAGATGGCGGCGTCACGGTTTGGAGTGGTGGTTTTGGGTGGCGCAAGAAGTGGTGGGAAATTGGGAGGACGATATGAGTGACACGACGAAGGCCCCGCAGCGGATACAGCGGAAGCGAACGAAGGGCTGGCGGATGCCGGATGGTGCTGTTTATGTAGGTCGCGGCAGCCGATGGGGAAATCCGTACGTGATGCGTGATGAGACAGACCGTGCTGCTGCGGTTGCTTGGTTTAAGACGCATGTTGCGCCTACGCTGGACGTTACGGCGCTGCGTGGCAAGGATTTGGCCTGCTGGTGCCCGGTGGGTCAGGCGTGTCACGGGGATGTTTTGCTGGAGATGGCGAATGAGTGAGCAGGCTGAAATCGAGGCTGTAGCGCGGGCGATATTAAAGGCCCGGTTCTACGACTGCGAGCCAGGGATGTATGGTTCTCTGGAGGATTTTTATAATCAGGTTGACACCGAGCACGTCTGGATCGCCCGTCAGGAAGCGGCTGCCGTATTCTCTGCGCTGGAGGCACGCGGCCTCGCGGTGGTGCCGGCTGATGCGACGGCTGAGATAATCGATGCTGGCCGTCTGGCGTCGGAGTGTGACCCGATTCTGGGTTGGGCAGGGCTGTATGCCGCGATGGTGCGGGCAGGGCGTGTCGGGGGTTCCCGGTGACACTGAAAGTCCTCGATTTATTTTCTGGGATCGGCGGTTTCTCGCTTGGCCTTGAACGCACCAACGGATTTGAGACGGTTGCGTTTTGCGAAATCGAACCATTCCCGCGTAAGGTGCTGGCAAAGCACTGGCAGGGTGTTCCAATTTATGAAGATGTGAGGTTATTGGATGGTGACGAATTGCAGGCCCGACACGGACGAATTGACGTTATTTGCGGGGGCTACCCATGCCAGCCATTTAGTACCGCCGGGAAGCGAAAAGGCAAGGATGATGACCGCCACCTCTGGCCGGAAGTTAATCGGCTCCTGGTTGCCATCAGGCCGACTTGGGCTATTTTCGAGAATGTTGCTGGGCACGTCAGCATGGGGCTCGACGAAGTGTTGGCTGACTTGGAAAACGCGGGCTACTCCTGGTGGGCGGGTGTTATACCAGCTTGCGCCGTCGATGCCCCGCACAGACGGGGCCGAGTATGGATTGTGGCAAACTCCGGTGGCGGACGATGCGGTGGATCGGGCCAAGGGGAAGTACAACAGCCGTGGGGAGCCGAAGCTGAGCGCCCAGGTGAAGTTGTTTCCGACGATGACGGTATCGACTGGAGCGCAGACCAAGGAAAACCCGACGCCGGGACAGACCGGAGGAACATCGCTGCTGGGGTACGTGAGGATGTTTCCGACGCCATGCGCGCGGGATTATCGAAACGGAATGTCGCAAGAGGCACTGGAGCGTCGTCAGAAGGAATCCTCGCGGGGAGTGAACCTGAGCGAACATCTCCAGAGGACGGATGGCGGGAATGGCCAGTTGAACCCGGCATTTGTCGAGTGGCTTATGGGGTACCCCGAAGGGTGGACCGACTTAGAGGGCTAGGCAACGCGGTGGTTCCGAAGATACCGGAAATGATAGGCTGGTTTATCTTGGCCGCTGAACGTGCCCGGATTGACGCCGCGCGCGCCCAGGTATAGGTTATTTTGGTGGAGGTAGAGATGTGTGATTTGATTGCACGGAGGGTTAGCGACGGTAAGTTTTTTGAGCGGTTCTATGCCGGGAGTCCGGTGTGGACTTCTGATAGGCACGCCGCCAAGATTGTGGATGAGGTCATAGATAGTCTGATTATCAAGGTGATTGAGTGCGTTTATGACATAGAACTCGTTGACACGGATTTTGATGATAACGGGTTTGTTGGCGGCGCTGCCCCGCTCTGCGTGTTTTGTGGCGCCAAATGGACGAACGAAATGATTGATGTTTATGATATCGACGCATCTCATGGACCGGGAAGCTATGATTTTGGCCCCGAAGATCAGCACGCGACGTTAGACATCACCTGCGGTTCGTGTGGCCGATTGATTTACCGCAAGGAACATCGGGCCGACTGATGACGAAGAAACCGACTCCCAAGAAACCGGCACGACCCCAGCGCGCTGCTGACCCGCAGGCGGTACAGGCGCAGCAGATCGAGATATTTAGGCGCTGGTATCTTGATCCATCGGATATGTGCCGTGATCTGTGGCAGACCGAACCGGATGCGTGGCAGATGGAGGTTTTCCGGGTATTTCGGACCTCTCCGAGGATTGCCATGGCGGCATGTGCTGGGCCGGGTAAAAGCTGGACACTCGCCGTTCTGTGCTGGAACTTCCTGCTGACGCGCCCGAATTGCTGGATCGGTGTGACCTCAATTACGAAGGACAACCTTGCATCTGGGCTGTGGACGGAACTTGCTCGTCTCTACGAGAAGTCCGAGTTATTGAAGAAGCTGTTCGACATGACGAAGACGTATATCGCGTATCGTCAGTCCCCGGCGACGTGGAAGCTGGAGGCCCGGACTTGGGCGAAGGATGCTGATCCAACAGCGATTGGTAGTGCCCTGCGCGGCCCGCATACGGATTACATCATGTGGGTGCTGGATGAAACCGGTGACTACCCGAACTCGGTGCTGCCGGTGTGCGAAAACATCTTCGCGTCGTCTCCAAAAGAGGCCCATATCGTGATGGCGGGGAACCCGCTGAAACTTGATGGGCCGCTGTATCGGGCCTGTACGGTGGCCAAGGATTTGTGGCATGTCGCCAGGATCACGGCTGACCCAGATGACCCGTTGCGGACGCCGCGTATCCCGGTGGAATATGCCAGACAACAGATCGAGCAGTATGGCCGCGACGATCCGTATGTCATGGTGAACATCTTGGGCCAGTTCCCGTCGCAGAATTTCAACTCCCTGATCTCGATGGATGAAGTCAGGGCCTCGATGAACCGGATGTACCGGGAATTTGAGTTGGTGAATACGGCGCGGATTCTGGGCGTTGATGTGGCCCGCGATGGGTTGGATTTCTCGATTATCTCGCGGCGTCGCGGCCTCCAGATGTACCCGATGTCGAAGTATCGTAATATCGATAGCATCCAAGGTGCCTCACTGGTGGCGCGGGAATGGACGGAATTCAAGGCCGATGCGACGTTCGTGGATAGTACGGGCGGGTTCGGTGCGGGCTGGATCGACCAGTTGAAGGTGCTGGGTCATGCCCCGGTGGGGATACACTTCAACGAAACCGCGTTGAAAACGGAACGGTACGTCAATAAGCGCACCGAGATGATGTTCGAGATGGTGGACTGGATTAAGCGCGGCGGTGCCATCCCGAACGATGATCGTTTGGCCGCGGCGCTGACGCAGACCACATATATTTTCCGTAAGGACCGGGTGCTAATCGAACCGAAGGATAATGTCAAACGTAAGATCGGGTACAGCCCCGACGAGATGGATGCTGCGATTCTGACGTTTGCGGCCCCGGTGGCGCCAAAGACGGATAAGGTCCGCAGGTATGGGAACAAGGCCGTCTCCGATGACTACAACCCGTTTCGGGAAATGGAGACACCAACAGGGAATGGAGGGTGGTGATGACGGTCAGGGTGAAGTTACCGAACCGCCGCCGACAGATCAGCCAGACCGCCGAATGGGGTGGTGCGGCATGGATCGTCTCGGTCGGGTTCGATGATGCCGCCAGGGCACGCGAGATATTTGTGCGGGGTCTGAAAATCGGTTCCGCGATGGATAGCCTCATGGACGATGCCTGCGTCATGCTGTCGTTGCTGCTGCAATCCGGGTATGGGGTTGGGGATGTGATGGAGCGGCTGGGCCGCGAGGGACACGACGGCGAAGAAGGCTACGCCTCGGCGCTTGGGTACTTGGCGTCGGTTGCGTTGGGGATGGAGACTGAGGTTAGGGCGGCGACGGCGTGCGCGGCGGAGTAACGACGCGAGGTTCGCGGGTGTAGCTCAACGGTAGAGCAGCAGCCTTCCAAGCTGACGACGGGGGTTCGATTCCCCTCACCCGCTCCATTCACAGGCTTGACACGCCAACGGGTTGGGGGCATGTTTATAGGACTGTTTTCCAAACGGAGTAATAATTCATGGGATTTATGGCACCCAGTACCCCTGCGGCACCGCCACCGCCACCTCCGCCTCCTTTGCCGCCAGCGAATCCTCCGATCATGGCGTCTGGCCTCGTTAAACAGGCGGGTTCGGCACAGCAACGCGCGGCTCAGGCTGCGGCGGCTGGTTCCTATTCGGATACCCTGAAATCGAAATCTGGTGGTATGGGCAAGGACTTCCAGACCGCCGGGAAATCTCTCCTGAGCGGTGAGAAGTAATGGCCGACGGTTCTGCCGCTAAGTTTGATACAGCCGCCTACGAAGAAATGGGCGCATCATTTCTGGCGGCGCAACCGCTGACGGTAAGCCCCCGTAAGTATGCCGGCGAAGAAGCATGGAACCCGACATTCGTTCATCTCGAATCACGGATGAATAATCTGAGAAACTGGCGCTGGACGTGGTGGGCGCACTGGGCGGTGCTGGCCGAGTTTTTCGTGCCCAGACGGTACAAATGGTTCGTAGTTGCCAACAACATGAACCGTGGCCGTCCGATCAACGACTCGATTATTGATTCCACGGGCCAGCTTGCCGTTCGTATCTGCGCCACCGGGATGTATTCTGGACTGACGAATCCATCACGGCCTTGGTTCGGGCTTGAACCGGCGTTGCCGTGGATGGAGATCGACGCCGAGGGCAAGGAGTGGCTTGAGGATACCCAACGCCGCTTGGCAACTGTGCTGCACCAATCGAATTTCTATACCATCATGGCTCAGGCGTTCGAGGATGTGACCGTTTTCGGAACGGCACCAGTGATTATGTATGAGGACTCCGAAGACGCGCTGCGCTGCTACCTGCCCTGCGCCGGGGAGTATTTCTTGGGCGCGTCGTCACGTCTTGATGTTGATACCCTGTACCGGGAGTTCACGTTGACGGTGTTGCAGATCGTGGAGCAGTTCGGATTGGAAAGCTGCCCCAAAGAGGTTCAGACGTTGTGGGAACAGGGCGGCGGTTCGCTGGACTCTGAGTTTGTGGTGGCCCATGCCATTGAGCCGAATTTCCCGATTAAGACCAGAGCCAAGGGAACGGCGAAGCAGCTTGATATTTTGCCTGCGGAGTTCACGTACCGCGAGATTTACTGGCTCAAGGGCCGGAAGTCGGAACGTCCGCTGTCGAAGCGCGGGTTCAAGGAGCGCCCGTTCTTCGTGGCCCGCTGGTCAACGGTGTCGAATGACGCCTATGGCCGCAGCCCCTGCATGGATGCGCTTGGCGATACCAAACAGATTCAGCAGGAGACGTTTCGGAAGGCCGAGTTCATCGAGAAGGGCGTCCGTCCACCGATGGGGGCCGATCCTGAATTAAAGAACGAACCGGCGTCGATCATGCCGGGGATGATTACATACGTCTCTCAGGATCCGGGGAAAAAAGGGTTCTGGCCTCTGATCGAGGTCCATGCCCAGTGGCTCCAGGGATTGATTCAGGACATCGCTGGTGTTTCGGAGCGGATCAACCGCGCCCTGTTCGTCGATGCGTTCATGGCGATCACCAGAATGCAGGGTATCCAGCCCCGCAACGAAATGGAAATCACGAAGCGCGATCTGGAGAAGCTACAGGTTCTGGGTCCGTTCATTGATAGGTTCGAGAATGAGTTCGCGGCCCCCGCGATTAAGCGTTCCTTGGCGATCATGGAGCGCCGTCGGTTACTGAAACCGATGCCGGAGTCCATCCGTAGGACGCCGCTGAAAATAGCGTATGTCTCGATTATGCGTATTGCCCAAGCCGCGTCCGAAGGTGTCGCCATGAAGGATGTGCTGGCAACGGCTGGTTCGATGTCGGCAGCGGCGAAGGCGGCAGGACTGCCGGACCCGATGCGTATCTTGAATCTGGATAAGTCGATACGGCTGTATGCACAGTCGCTCGATTTCCCAGAGAGCGCCCTGTTCACGGATCAGGAAATCGCGGACAACGATCAGGCTGCACAGTCCGGGAAGGCGCAGGCTCAGGTGTTGCCGACGACAATGGCCGGGGTTCAGGCCGCGAAGATCGCGTCGGAAACGCCAGTCGGCGGCGATACCCTGTTGAGTTCGATTCTGGGAGGAGGTCAGTGATGATGAAGCGTGTCTTGATTCCTGTTCTGGCCGTCATCATGGGGGCATGGGCGACTATTGTGATTGCCGATGTCGTCATCCAGTTGCCGTCCACAATCCAGCCGAATCTGATGACGGGGCTGACGCAGATTCCGACGTATTCTGCGGCGGTTACTGATCTGGCTAATGTGGCGGACTCCGATATTTACTGCGTCACCGGGTCTGACACCAAGCTGGTGAAGGTTACGGGGTTCTGTGTTTCTGTGGAGGCGACCTCTGCGATCATCGCTGATCTGACGATTGTTCTGCGGTCGGAAGCAAACAGCGGCGGTGGTCTGGCGTCGGTTCCCGTCGTGAAGATGGACCAGTTAAACCCCGATGCCACGGCAACGGTGCAGTCGTTTACATCGGCGCCGACACTTGGTGCTGCGGTGGGTGTCGTCCGTTCGATTAAGATGCATCTCGACGGAACCGGGTCTGCTGGACGTTCCTGCCAGGGGACGCTGTATTTTCCGCGTAACTGGGGTCAGCCGATTACGCTGCGTGGTTCCAGTCAGTCGGTCTGTGTCCATAGCAGCGCCGTCGGTGCGGGCGGTAACTGGAACGTCACCCACGAACATACCGAGGAATAAGGACAGCGGTTAAATATCGCCGCGCGCCCAAGCCGCAAATGTTGATAATTTTGAGCGTTTTTTTCTAGCCGCACGGTCTATATTTGAAATAAGACTTAAGACGCAAATCGCGGTGCGAACTGCGTCGCGGGCATCTTCAAGTTTTTTATCCTCGGCTCGTTTCTTAAGTTCCAGATATTTTTTTGATACCGACTTGCAATCGTAGACGCTCATCGTGCCGTCCCCAGAATAGACCGCGCCAGCGTCAGCAGCCCGACACGGTTGGGGTTGGCGAATGGATCGACGGGGGGGTAGCTATCCGGCGCGTCCCACATAGCAGCGGTTTTATTGTCGAGTATCACCATTGGGCTGTGTAGCGCCTGAAATTCCACATCCAACGGCATCGGACCACTCAATCTTGGCTGGTCCACCGCGCACAATTTCTTCTTTCCCATCACGCCACCTCCTTCTTCTTCTGATAAACGCGGTCGTAGTGATGCTGGCACCAATCCGTGCCGTCAACCGTTTCACGGCCACAGAACATTTCCTCGATGCTGACACCTTCGGGACGATCTCGCGGGTCGATGCTGATAAATCGGCAGCCGCCTCCAGCGGGACGATCCTGCAACGGAATAGACTGCGCGAAATCGGCTTCGAGTTTTTTCCGTTCCGCTGCGGCCTCGGCGCGGCGTTCCCGTTGTCCAGCGATTTTTTGTTCCCGTGCTTCGGCGATGTCGTCTGGTGTCCGATGCGAACTGTTGATACCGAGCCGGTTCAGTTTTCCGATGATCGCGGATTTGGAAACGGCGAATCGGTCGCCTATTTCGCGGGCCGTGAGATCAGTGTTTTTGTGCAGCCGGATCAGTTCTTCGATTTTATCCGGTGTCCAGAAGTTTTTGCCGTCGTTCATTTCGTCCCCCCATGAGCGGTGTAGTGGATTAGTGCGGCCAAGGCGTTACTCTTTGTTGGTGGCGTCTGGACCTACGCATGAGCTCACTTCGGCTTTCGCGCCGCCGCACTAAATGAATGATGTAGGCCGGACTCGATACCGACTTGCGGGGACGTTCCGACACTTGAATGCCGATTGCGCTGCTCCCCGGTGCGGGGATAGCCGCCTCCCCACTCGCCGCACGTCCTCCCGTGCTGCTACATCAACTCGTTGCCCAATCGGGCGAATTATTTATCGTCGTCCTTGAGCGCCGCGTTGAGCGCACTCAGTCCGGGAACGATGGCGCGAACGATAGGAACCGCGATGTCGTCTGGTTTGTCGTCATCACCAAATGGATCAACGACGGCTTGCGCCAAATCGCTGACGACACCAGTTGCAATCTTGCACAAAAAATCAAACATGCTTTTTTTCCTTTGTGAACCGTACGCGGCTAATCACGCCTTCGTATTAAACAGCGTTGGCCGAACCGGAGGATGAAACCTGACAACCTTCTGAGCCGCCCATTCATCGAGCGCGGTTTTAGAGTACCGCACCGTCTTCCAGCCAGCCGCGATAAATTCCGGCCCATTTCCCTTGTTGTTGTTCGCGGCTTTGTTTGCCAGCGTGAACCGGGACACCGGACAACCGATTGAGGTCAGGTATATCGCCGCCTCTTTTCGAGTGTAGAATTGTTCTTTCGCCATTCAGATACCCCGTTTGCGCCCCGTTTGTTAATCACCATTCAAATAAGTTATCCTCATACATACCAGGATGTCAATATCTAGTTGCATGGCGGAAAAATATCCATGAATGTTTTCCCATGGCAACGACAGAGCAAGAAATTTTCCAGCGTTTATCCGACAGCTTCAAGGCTGCGGCGGAGTGCTGTGACAAATTATCCTCGGAACCGAAGACGGGTCCGAACTATATGCGTCTTCGTGAGCATCTGAAACTTATCGAAGGTGCGGCGCGTCAGGCCGCCCATTGGCGCGAAGATACGCGCTGGCTGAAAATTGGATTGAATGCCGCCCAGTGTCATCAGAAGGCAGGCGATTGGCTGCGCTCCCACGCGCCGCGCGTCTATTTTGACAAGTTGGCTTCCGCGATGCGCCAGTTGCACCTCAGCACGGAGCGTTTGAAGACCCAGCCGACGGGGCGTATGGGGGCAATCCTCCCGGTGGTTCCTCCCCTGCCGAGCCGTTCCGTTCATCCTGTTGGCTGGTCCCCCTCTAAGGGCGGTATCTTGATGCCGGGAGGGTCGGTATGAGCGATGAATACGACGATCCTCCAGTCCCTGAGCCAGTATCCGACGAATCTGGTGAAGACGCCCAGCCCAGTGCTGTTGATCCAGAGGCCCATCGTAAAATCCGCAACCGCAAGAAGCGGGAAGCAATGGAGCGTGATGAGTTTTGGCGCGCCATATTCTCGACTGAAACCGGACGCCGTGAGATGTGGGGGCTTCTATCGAGGCTACACCCGTTTAATGCCCGCATGGGGACGACGCCATCCGGCGCACCTGATGAGCGCACGACTTGGATGTTCTTGGCCGAACAGCTTGTTGGGCAGCACATTTTTCAGGAGTGGTTCGGTCGGCACCCAGAATTTGTCATGCTTATGCGACAAGAAAATGATCCAGCGTTCAAAAAGGGAGCGAATTGAACATGGCTGATGTAACCGAACAGAATGAACTGTTTGATGCCGGGGCTGCTGCTCCGGCTGAAACCGTTGCTGCACCTGAAACTGTTGTGACCGATGCCGCCGCCGCTGCGCCGGAGACTGCTGCTGATGCCGTTGCCGATACGGGCGCTGAAACCAGCTTGCTTGGCGCCATCGAAACTCCCGGTATCGAGAAGTCAGCCGAACCTGCTGAGGCTGCTGCTGCTACCGAAGAAAAACCCGCAGGCGCTGAGGAAGGAAAACCCGGCACTGTATCTGCCGATCCAGAAGCCAAGGCAGATGCCGACAAGCCTGCCGATGCCGCTGCGGATGAGAAACCCGCCGAGGCCGAGGCCGCCGCGCCTGAGACTCCAGTTCTGGAGCCGGTCGAGTACAAATACGAACTCCCAGAAACGCTCAAGATGGACGACGCCACGAAAACGGCGACTCACACCGCGCTCGATGCGTTCCGCTCCGATCCGACCAATCCTCAGCCGTTGATCGACCTGCACCATGAAATGATGCAGAAATACGACGCCGCCGTTCGTCAGCAACAGTGGGATGTGTTCAGCGAGACCAAGAAGCAGTGGCGTCAGGAAGTCCTGTCCGACAACGAAATAGGTGGCAGCGGCCACAATACAGCGATGCAGGCCATCGCCCGGATGCGCGATAACTTCGCGTCTTCTGAACGTCCCGGCACCAAGGCTTACGATGCCGACTTGCAGGCGTTCAACGGAATGCTTGAAGCCACTGGCGTCGGCAACCATCCGATCTTCCTGAAAATGCTGCACCGCATCGCTCAGGTCTATGACGAAGCCCCGATGGGGCCAACCAATGTAACGCCATCCCGTCAAAAGGGCGGCGCTGAAGTCCTCCACGACAACCCACGTTCGGCGAGGCAATGATGTTTTTTTATTCCACCGACCGGGCCAGTGATGCCCATACTGAACAAGGAGAACTCTAATGGCTCAAGGTTCTTGGCCGACACTCGCCGACCTCACCTCGCGCATGGATGGTGCGGGTAAGCAGGCCTATATCGCGGAAATGCTTTCCCAATCCGTTGTCATGTTCGACGACATGCCGATGAAGGAAGGCAGCGAAATCGGCGGACACAGCTTCGTGTTCCGCACCTCGATTCCGACGGGCGCTTGGCGTTCGTATAACATGGGCACGCCGTATGGCAAGTCCACCACCGGCAAGGCGCAGGTTGGTATCGGCGCTCTTGAAGGCTACAGCCAGATCGACCGTATGCTGGCCGAAGACTCCGGCAACGTCGCTCAGTTCCGTATGAACGAAGACGTGGCCTTCATCGAAGGCATGGGTCAGACCATGGAAGAAACGGCTTGGTACGGCAATACCACCACGAACCCATCCGAGTTCATGGGCCTGTCGCCGTTCTACAACACCCTGACTCAGGCTTCGGCTCAGAACGCGCAGAACGTCATCGACGGAGGCGGCACCGGTTCCTCCAACGCCTCGCTGTGGCTGGTGTGCTGGGGCGAACGCTCTGTTTATGGCGTCTATCCTCGCGGCTCCAAGGCTGGCCTGACCTCCGAAGACAAGGGCGACGTGGTTCCGGGTCTGGATAGCGTCGGCAACCGTTTTGAAGCCTACACGACTTGGTTCCGCCATCAGGCAGCCATCGTACCGGAAGACTGGCGCTTCGCAGCGCGTGTTGCAAACCTCGACGTGACCACGGCTGGTCTCGCCGGTGCCAGCGGCCCCGACCTGTTCCTGCTGATGTCGCAGGCCGTGTTGCTGCCGCCGACGCTGGGCCAGACCATCTCCGGCCTCGGCAAGGTCGATGCTCCGACCGATCCTTCCCCCGGCGTGCGCCCGGTATTCTACTGCAACCGTACCGTTCGGTTCTGGATGGATGCCCAAGGTATGCGTAACCGTAACGTCTTGCTGACCGTGAATGATGCTGCTGGCAAGCCGCAAGACGTGTTCCGTGGTATCCCGGTGAAGGTTTCGGATCGTCTGCTTATCAACGAAGCTGCGGTTTCCTAATCGCGCCTTTAGAAGAAGGAAATAAAACATGCGTAACGATGCACTTTTGGCTTTCGTTCCAATTGGCGGCAACCTGTCCTTGATCGCCGCTGCGGGCGTAGATGTCGCCTCCACCAACACCATTGACTTCTTGGGTCTTGGCGTCGGTGTGGTGGCCCCGAATACGACCACGGGCAACCCGATCATCGGTAACACCACGAACTTCGGTCAGGCCGACGGCATGGGCGTAGGCTCCATCCGTCCCGAACTGAACGTCACCATCGGGACCGCTCTGGTGGCTGACACCGGCACCCCGACGCTGAACGTCCAGTTGCAGGGCGCAGCAGACGACGGCACCGGCAATCCCGATACGTGGCAGACCATCGGCGAGTCCGGTGAAATCTCTGTCGCCCAAGGTACTGCCAATACCGTGGTCGCACGGCTGCCATACCTGCCGCCGTTCCCTGAGAATCTTCGTCCGCGTTTCCTGCGGTTGAACTTCGCCATTCCGGCGGGTACGAATTTCTCTGCTGGCACCATCGCCTCGGCGTTGGTTACAACGGTACGTGACGATTGGGCGAGTCGCCAAGCCGCGAAGAATTACAATCTCTCCGGCGTTGCTTAACTAGGAGTCGAATAAATGGAGGACAATGAAATGGGTAGGAAACCTCGCGTTCAAGTCGATGCAGAATCTGATCGTCGTGAACAAGAAATCAACGCCCGCGTTGACGAGCGTGTAAACGCTCTATTCGCGGAGTTGAAGGCACAGCTTGAACCCGGAGCAATCTCTGCTCCGGCTCAGGCCGTGGCGTCGTCGAATGACGGCATGGGTAATCTTCTTAGTGAACTTGTTATGAACATGAAGAAGATGATGGACCCGCAATCTCAGAAGCGCGTTTTCTCCCCGGAGGAAATGCGTCAGATGGAATCCGCGCGGGAAAATATGATCCGTCTGATCGTCGAAGCGCACGAACGCCGTGAAGCGGGTGATGCGAACGCAATGCCTGTTTACGCTCTCAAGGCCAAGGTTTATTTGGCCGAACGAAAGATCGAACCGCAGTATTTCGACAAACGCACCGAGCGTATGATGCCGCAAGAAATCAACTGGCCGGGTATTCCCAGCGAAGCGATGCACCCCATCAACGACGTGGCGAAGAAAATCCATGCCGCGTTTATGGGCAGCCTCTTGGGCATCAACATGAACAAGAACACGGCCCCAAGTTTTGTTTTGGACGGGTCTAAGGTTCTTCGTATGGCCCCGGTGGAATTTGAACAGGTCGGTAATTCCGGCACCGCTGATCCTCGCAAGATGATCCCCGGTGTCGAACCGATTGACTATTCCAAGCCGATCAATGTTCTGGGCACCGTGGCGGCACCGATGGCGCCGACGTTCGGCTCCCGGTTTGACGTACATGAACCAATCGTTCGGAACGGGTAATAAAAAATGGCCTCCTGCTACATCGAGGAATATGAAAACGTAGGCTCCGGTGGGGGAACGTATTTTGCTGGGGGAGTTCCCCCGGCACCCTCGCTGGCTGTCCAGAAGATCACCATCGGGGCGGCCACTCAGTCGTCTGCGTTCAATGACAAGACCAAGATGATTGCGATTGTCGCCGATGGAGCCTGTCATTTTTCCGTTGGGGCAGACCCGACTGCCGCCGCGACTACTGAATATCTTCCGGCAAATACGGTAAGGTTGCTGGGCGTTCCACACGGCTACAAAATCTCGGTAGCCACTTAATCGTTTAAGGAGAACCAAAAATGTTTCCGTCCGGCCAGAAACTTCTTTCCAATGTTGCGACCGCATTTCAGTTTTTGGTTGCGACCGCAGGCCCACAGGCTACTGCTGTAGCGGCGCAGGGTGGCATCTTCACTCTCACGGAAGACACGCCGTTAGATGTTGCAGATACCGCCGTTACCGCTGATTCTTTGATCCTGATCGGGCTCAAAACTGTTGGTGGAACCGTTGGTGCGGTTCCAGCAGTTCAGTCCCTCACCGCAGGAACTGGGTTCAATGTCACCGGCACTTCCGGCGATACATCCGTTTACACCTATCTCATCATTGGCTAAGGAGTCCACGCCATGAACAAATATCACGTTATCGCCTTTTCCGTGGCGATGGTCCTTGCCTTCGGTGGTGCCGTTATGGCGCAGGTCTCGTTGCCGCAGGTTTCCACCATCAGCCCGACCGCCGACCGTATCCAGGTCATCCCATCCGGCCAGCCGTCGGCACAGTCTGTTTACGCCTCTCCGGCGCAGATCACGGCCACCAAGGGGTATTACACCTCTATTCCGACAAGCCTGTTCACCTATACCTTTGGGAACGCGGTGGCCTTGGCTGCATTTGATCCCGCAGGTACGCTGGATTATGGTTATGTCACCTTGGCTCCAACTCCCAGCGACGGCACCGAAGCCTGTGTTTTCTCGACGGCGGCGATCACCACTCTGTATCTGACCGCCAATACCGGACAGACCCTGAATGATGCCGTGACCACGTTGGCTGCTAATGCCCGCAACTGCTACGTTTATGCCCTTTCCTCGGCGACGTGGAAACGGTCGCAGTAAGGCCAGACATGCAATGGCGCTCAACTGGAGGTATTACCTGATCGGGTTTATGGTGTCCGTGGCTTACTGGCCCGGTATCCTTTCGGCAGGTTTTGTCCCCCGTTGGGCGGCTATTGCAGTTATTGTGCCTCTTTTTTGTGCAATCGAACCTAAGCGCCTTCCCGCATCCGTGTGGGGGGTGCTTTTGTTTTTGTTTGGTTGCGCCGGGGTTTCTCTGATGCTATCACCTGATGCGTTCACAGGAACCCACGACCTCATGTTGGCCGCGATCTTGGTATTGCCATTTCTCGCGGCGGCATCAATGAAATCGCTTGATGACGTTTTCACGGGGATGGCGATTGGTCTAACGGTCTCGTCTCTGTTAATCATCGGAGATTCATTTGGATTGCCGCGCCTCGTGAATGGGCTACGCTTCGGGGGCCTTTTTTTTAATTCAGAGGTTTTGTCCGAGTTTTCTACTCTGGTATTTGTTTGGGCCGTGGTGCGTAAAAAATGGGTACTTGCCGCGTTGTGCGTGGCTCCATTGCTGCTGTGCCATTCAAGAATAGCGATGCTTACGGTGGCTTCTGGTCTGCTGTATGTAGCGTGGGTGCGGCTGCCGCGCTGGGTCGCGGTTGCCGCGCTGGCGGCTCTATCCGTGACTGCTGTAACGGCGGTGTTTATCATCGGTGACGGAAAAATGATATCAGCCTTACATCGCGTAACATTGTGGGTTACGACCATGATGTTCCTGACCCCGTTTGGAAACGGTGTTGGTTGGGCGCAGGTGGCGTTCCCCGTCGAACGGTTTGTTCATTCCGATGCGCTCCAGATGCTTGCTGAGATTGGCATCCCCGCATTGGCCGCGCTATATATTCCTTGGTCCATATTCAAACGGAAGGAACAAGACATTGCGGTTATGGCTGTTTTCTGTGGGGCATGTGTTCAGTTTGTGGTGTCGTTCCCGATTCACTTCCCTGCTACCGGTTTCGTCTTGGCCTTGGTCGCGGGTTATCTGCTGCGCCGCAGGGATGTGGTTTGCGTGGGCGTCGATCTCGGCGGAACTACTCATGGCCGAGGTATATTCGGGGAAACTCAGACCAGCAACAGAAGTATTGGCGGATGCAGAGGAAGCGGTTCGACGGTTCCCGTTTGATCCATACCTGCGTGGCGCCAGGGACTATGTGCGCTATAACATCAAAAGAGCGGAAGCGGAAAATGCCACCGGTCAGTGAAAAACAGAGACGAGCGATGGCGTCGGCGGCGGCTGGAAAATCGACGCTAAAAATTCCTAAATCGGTAGGAAAAGAGTTCATGGCCGCCGACAAAGGTGGTAAGCTGCCGAAACGGAAACGCAGTCCGCTCCACGATCATCCGAGGTCTAAATGACGATGCCCCAGATGACCAGCGTTATTTCCAAGAACTTGAAGGCCATCGGCCATGATGGTAGGACCATGTTTGTGTCGTTCAAAAGCGGTGGCATCTATGCCTACAACGGTGTTCCAGATGATGTTTTCGCCGTTGGGTTGTTGAGCCCGTCTCCTGGGAAGTGGTTTCGTGAGACGATTAAGGGCAAGTTTTCATATCGTAAGGTTGATCCAAATGCCGAATCTAACCCTAGCTGACTTATCATCGAGGACGACGAAGATGCCTGACGATAAAGAAATTAAACTCACCGGCAAACAGATGGGCAAGATTGAAGAGCTTGCCAGCATGGCGGAGCGTGTTGCCCGTCGCAATGGTGAGAAGAAAAAAATCAAGATCGACAAGGAGCGCAAGGACACGGCTTACGGTGCCGCGCTGGAGCCAATTATGAAGCAGGGGTTCAAGGGACGTGAGGCCGGTGATCTGGCGCGCACCGTTAGCGATGCCCTAGCATTTGGCGCCAAGAAGTCTGTTTTGCACGACAACCCCAGGTCTCCGAAACGAAAGGATTAAACCATGTATGCGATGGTAGATATGGCTCAGGCAGCCGAAGATAACGATAACGATGACGGTCAATCTGCCGCAGTTGAGGCTCCGATGCGCCCACGATATCCTTATGGGCTGAGGATTTCCTTGACGCAAGACGAACTGGAAAAAATGAAACTCGATACTGCTGATGCGTTTGTCGGCGGCATCTGCCATCTTCATGCTCTGGGAAAGATCACGTCGATCTCAAACAACGAAGTCGAAAACCAAGAGGGCGAAGCCAAGCAAGATTGCCGCGTCGAAATTCAAATCGTGGCGTTGTCCATTGAATCCGAAGACGAAGAAAACGAAATGGTTGAAGCCGATCCTGCTATGGGCATGCGTGTTCTTTACGATAAGATGATGGGAAACTAATTATGAAGCGTTTTCTATTCGCACTCCTACTGCTGGTTTTTCCGTCCGTCGTCATGGCGCAACAGGCCGTGGTGCAGGGCGGAACTTGGACGACTGGTCATGTGCCTAAATACAATCAGACCGGCGGGACACAGCCATTGGTTACGGATGGCGGCGGTGCAGGGGGGGGTGCGGCAGGAGTAAATCTATCCACACTTGGCATCACTGCGCGCGGCACCGGGACGGCCCCATACGACGGTCAGGGGGCTGGCCCAAACGGCGAAAATCTCTGCATGTACGATGCGCCGACGACGAACTCGACGGGTTATCATTGGGTTTGCTTGGACCCGAATGTGGGCGCCAATGCGTTGATTTCGACTGGTGTTGGTGGAACCGGCTCGGCGCAGGGCTTGGACATCACGGTAAACGGCACAACGGCGCTATCCATCAGTTCTGCTGGTGTCGTTAGCGGATTTATTTCAGACACCTTAACGGACACTCATATCCTAGTCGGTAATGGGTCGAACGTTGCCACCGATGTCGCCCTATCGGGGGATGCCACGATGGCGAATACGGGGGCCATCGATGTCAACACGATTGGCGGTGTTGCCCCTGGTGATTTGTACCCCTTGGATTATGACGCAAATTTTACCAATGACACTGGAAGTTTGGCGCTATCCGATATTGCGGCTGGGTCGCTGATTGCCAATTCCACGGCTGGGGCTGCGGAGCCGACGGGAACGACGTTGACGGCGGTATTGGATCAGGCCGTGTCCAGCACTCAGGGGTCAATCATTTATCGCAATGCGACAACTTGGGTTGCCCTCGGCCCAGGTTCATCAGGAACATTCCTTAAATCTCAAGGCGCCGGCGCAAACCTGACATGGGGAACCCCATTGGTCGCCACGCTTGGGGATGTTAGAGTGGTTACATCCGGTGCTTCTGATACCGTGCTAGGCACTGATTTCATGTTGGTCGTTAACAAAACAATCGGTGGCGCGACGACGATTTATTTGCCAGCCATTCCTGCTGGCAACTTTATCTGTGTCGTCAAGGATGGCAAAGGAGATGCGGCCAGCAATAATATCACCGTAGATGGCAACGGAAACAACATGGACGGCGCGTCTACGATTGTGATGAATTTGAATTATCAGTCATTAAACTTTGCGTGGAATGGGACGCAGTGGAATGTTTGGTAACATCGTATTGGAGATTTAAAAATGGCCTATACACCCAACGCAATTTCTGGACCATCTTCATCTACATCTGGAAACCTGCCGTCGTTTAACAACACAACTGGAAATTCTGTAGCCGATAGCGGTGTGGCTATCGCTAATGTTGTTGTTGACAGCGATCTCGGCACTGCCGCACTGGTGGACACGGGCACAAGTGGCGCAACCGTTCCGCTACTTAATACGGCGAATGAGTTTTCAGAAATTCAAACCATATATTCGGCATCCACCGCAGGTATGCTCAACCTTAAATCTGGTCAATCCACGTCATACCTTATGGGAATTAGGGGTTATGCTAAAAACTCGGCGGCAGCAGACTTTAATTATTACAACATCTGGGGCGAGGTAGTCGATGGCGCAGCCGGATCGGAGGACTCCCGCATCGGCATACATACTTCTGTTGCTGGCACACTACCAGCCACGCCGCAGTTTTGGTTTGGCGCGGGGTTGTATGCCGGCGCTGCTACCGGTGGCGATCAGGGTGCAGGCACATTTAATGCCACCGAATACTACAAAAACGGCGTAGCGCTATCTTTGACGCTGGATGATTATGACAGCGGAAACCAAACGATTACGGCTGGTGGTGCACTTACCTTGGCTCATGGTTTGGGTGTCGTTCCTAAAATCGTCCAGTACCGTTTGCAGTGCCTAACCACAGAAGATGGTTGGGCGGTTGGCGACGAAATCGATCCGACAACGTATCAGGACAACTCAGGGTCTGGCGCCATTGCAACAGGCATGGGGGCGTGGAACGACGCAACAAACTGCTACATCCGGTTCGGATCATATTCCGCAACTTTCAACTACTTCAATAAATCAACTGGGGCTTACGCGGCCCTGACAAACGCGAACTGGGCTTTGATTGTGAGGGCTTACGCATGACAAAAATTTATGTTGATATTAACGGAGCATATCTCGGCGGTTTTGATGAAAGCATGCTGGAAAATCGTGTAGACGAAAACGGCGATCCTGTTCCGTTTGTTTCGATCGTGCCGGAGGGGGCGATTGAAGTACCGAACGCACCATCTCACGGCTCTGATACGTGGGACGGCTCAAATTGGGTTGCACAGGTGCAAGTCCCCGAGCAGATTACACCAAGGCAAGCACGACTTGCGCTGCATAGTGCTGGACTGCTTGATGCTGTTGAGGCAGCTCTTGCGCTACCTGAAAACAGGGCCGCGCAAATTACCTGGGAATACGCTCTGGAAATTAACAGAAGCGATCAACTGATTGCAACATTCGGGGCGCTGCTCGGTTTGACCAGTTCTCAGATCGATGATTTGTTTAAAATCGCCGCAACACTATAACCATATGGGGTGACGTGTGACCATCACCAGCAACACCATCGTCAACCAAGCGATCCAGATGATCGGGGACAATCAGCCTGCTGTTACGGGCGAGGCTCCGACGTTTGATGATTCCACTGCTGGGGTGACATTGCAGTCGCTGTATACGCCGTGCGTTCAGACCGTGGCTAGGCAGTGGGGCTGGGATTTCGCACGAAACACCGTTACGCTCACTCTGAGCCCCAATGCGGCTCCGTACCCGTGGACCTATGAATATGTCTATCCTACGAACGGCATCGATGTCTGGACTCTGATGCCGTCGAGCGAGGCTGATCCGAATAATCCGTCACCGACGAACTGGAACCCGGCAAACGCCGTTGTGAACGGGACACAGCAGCGCGTCATCCATACCAACGTCCAGAGCGCAAAGGCGGTATTTAATAACGCTCCTGGGCCTGAAGCGTGGGATGCTTTGTTCCGTGAAGCCGTGGTTAGGTTGCTGGCGTCTGAATTAGCGATGGCTATCGGTGGTGCGCCGGAGACTTCAAAAATGATGCAGGACTCCGCGATGGGATTTGTTAATATCGGGAAAACTCGTGAGGGCTGAAAAATATGGCGACCACCATCACGACCGTTGCCGACATCGTGAATCTGGCCTTGACGCGGATCGGCTACCGCCTCCGCATCTCGAATCTCTATGACGGCTCCGAGGCTTCTCAGGCGGCGCTGAACATCTATGGCCAGACCCGTGATGATTTGATGCGTGACGGGGAGTGGCAGTTCTGCCAGCGCAATGTCGTAGCAACCCTGCTCCGCAGTGCCCCGGTAGGAGGCTACTGGCCCGGTGGATCGGCATGGGATGCTGCAACGAACCCGCCGTTGCCGTGGCTGTATGCCTACGCCTATCCCGGCGATTGCCTCAAGGTTCGTGTCTTGAAGCCGTCCACCGGATTTCTCGTCAATATGACGCCGTTGCCGAATCAGTATACGATTACGAACGTGCTGGATACGGTTTCGACGTTGGCGACATTGGCGGTTAATAGCCCCGGAACGTCTGGATATGTGCCAGGAGATTTCATCTATCCGACGGGCGGCACACAGACGGCGCAACCTGTTTTGCAGGCCATGGCGACGAAGGTTGTAACCGCCACCATCGCGGCGGCTGGCACCGGAGGAACACCCGGATCGCAAACCGTGACAGGAACCACCGGGACCGGGACCAAGTTCACGGCGACGGTGACTATTTCTGGAGCGGGCGCGATTTCGTCCGTTGATGCCATCTCCACGGGGGGCGTTTATACAGTCAACCCGACGACACTCACGGCGGAACCCGTCACGGGCGCATCCCTGTCTGGGGCTCAATTATCCGTATCGATGGGAATTCAGTCGATCAGTATCGTTTATGCTGGCGTCTTCACGGCGACCTCGACCACGTTCACGCAGGGTTCGACTTCCGGTTCCGGGGCTGGAGCTACGTTCAATACGGCGACGTTTACGACGACGACGAAATCTCGGCGCGTCATAGCCTGCAACGTGACCGATGCCATGCTGACCTACGCCGGACAGGTGACGGACCCGACGCAATGGCCCCCTGACTTCACAGAAGCCCTTGCTGCGGCCTTGGGGCGTCGTTTGGTGCCTGTTCTTGTCGGCATGAATGCACTACAATCGGCGGCTCAGGATGAGGCCGTAGCCAACGCGGCGGCGCAAGGGGAGCAGGGCTGATGAGTATTGACTGGGCAACCCCTACGGCTATCGCAAACGAGGCTATAGACGCCTGTGGATTGAAGTTCACGCTAGGAGATATTGAGGAAGGCACCGCCGAGTCTCAAGTATGCCTCCGCCAATACTACACCTGCTTGGACCAACTGTTCCGAGCCGCACCGTGGAACGCGACACGCAAACAGATTCCGTTGCAACTGATCGGCGATGCCACCGGACAGACCACGGACCCGTTGGTTTCGACCGATGTTCCTGCACCGTGGATTTACGCCTACGCCTATCCGACTGATTGCGCCCGTATCCGGTATATCCCGTGGAACCCATATGTGTCGGCTTCGGTTCCAGAGGGTAACATCGTTCCAGATGACAGCAGCGCATCATTGATGGCGAACCTGGGGCAGAGTCCATATGCCGGGTTGCGCTTGATTCCGTCACGGTTCCTCGTCACCAGTGACGTTAACTTCATCGAAGCCGGGGCCGGAAACGAAACGCCGGGAAGCACCCCGATTGGGCGTACCATCATCTGCACCAACGTCAAGGACGCCATAGGAATTTACAGCTACAAGGCTTATTATCCTAACCAATGGGACTCTCAGTTCCGCGCCGCGATGGTGGCCTACATGGCGTCGATGATTGCCCTGCCGCTGTGGTCTGATAAAGACCCACGCATGGGGATGACGATGCGCCAACACAACATCGCCATCGCTCAGGAGAAGATCAAGTCGGCGCGGATCACTGACGGACAAGAGGGTTGGCATTCGTCTGATCTCGCCGTGGATTGGATGAAGATGCGCAAATCAGGTGGGGCTGGTTTTTATGGGTCGTTCGGACAGAATATGGGGGATTGGTCCTGCGCCTGGGATAATATAGGATGGGGTGGCGGCACCGGAAACTCGTCGGCATTCTAATCTCTAAGGGGCGTTCATGTCGGTTCCTAAAATACAAAATGCGTTCACGCTCGGAGAGGTATCCCCAACACTCTATGGGCGCACCGACCTTGCCCGCATGAGCGTGGCGGCTTCGACGGCGCGTAATATGTTCATCCGTTATCAGGGTGGGTTATCATCGCGTCCTGGCACCAAGTTTGTCGGGTTCTCGAAACAGACGGGACGCGCATACCCACCTCGGATCATCACGTTTCAATACTCGGCCAGCGAGGGATTTGTCCTTGAATTTGGCAATTCTTACATGCGGGTTATTTCCGCAGGAGAATATGTTACCGAAGCGGCCCTCAGCATCTCTGGAATAACAAATGCTGATCCAGGCGTTGTTTCGTCCAGCGGAAGCGGCGTCACGGCGGCTACCCCTATCGTGACCGGGGTGGTGACGGCGTATGCCCCAGGCGATCTTATTGCCGTCGCTGGCGGAACGTACCTGACGCAGGCCATTCTAGATGTCACCAACACGAAGTTGGTCAGTCTCTTGCTCAACGCCTCCGGCACCGGTTACGTCCCTGCTGATACGATCAATCTCAGCGGCGGCACGACGACGACAACTCCCGTTATGACGGTTTCGACGACGAAGGTTTCGGCTGTTCCAACAGTGGCGGCGGCAGGCGCGGCGGGGACGCCTGGAGCGGCCACGGTCACAGGAACGACGGGGACCGGGACGAAGTTTCAAGCCACGGTGACAATCAGCGGGGCAGGGGCCATATCGTCCGTGGATGCACTGACGGTTGCTGGTTCCTATACCGTCAACCCGACAACACTCGCCAATGAGCCCGTAACCGGTGGGGGCTTGGCAGGCGCGCAACTCTCAATCGTCATGGGAGTCAATACGTTTGCCATTACCAATGCGGGTGTCTTTACCGCGAATCCAAGCGGGGGAGCACTCACGCAGGGGTCGACTTCTGGAGCAGGAGCAGGGGCGACGTTCCAGCAGGCTATTCTAGGGCCAAATGCAGTTACCATCGATACCCCAGGCGTTTACTCTGTTGTTCCGTCAAACCCAGCCGCGCAGGCCTCCAGCACCGGCTCCGGCACCGGTGCGACGTTCACGCTAACCACAGCATCAGTTGGAGCGTTCAGCGACGGAGATTGGGTCTATCTGTCTGGCGTGGCCGGAATGACCGAAGTCAACGGCCAGACCTATGTCGTGGCAAATGCTGGGGCGACATCATTTGAACTGAATGATGTTTACGGAAACACCATCGATACTAGTGGTTTTGGCGTCTATTCCAGTGGCGGAACCGTGGCTAGGATTTATACGGTTTCCGCTCCATATGCAGAACAGGATTTGGAATTTCTAAAATTTTCACAGTCCAGAAATACCATGTCGCTTTGTTGTATCAATCAAGATACTGGAACTGAATATATTCCCTATGATCTGACGCGGGTATCAAATACGGATTGGCAATTCGTGGCTCTGGATACGGCGCCATCAGTGAGTGCGCCGACAGCATTAAGCGGAACCGCGAGTTCCGCAGGATCGACCAACTACGCCTATCAGGTCACGTCCGTATCATCCACTGATGGATCGGAGAGCAGCGCATCGGATACGGCATATATTGGCAGCGCCGTGAATATCACGGCTACGGCAGGCAACATAACTCTGACATGGACTCCGCAATCAGGCATTTCGCAGTACATGGTTTATAAGGCCACGCCTCAGTTCAGCACGAATCCTCCTGTTGGCGCGCTGTTCGGGTTCGCTGGATATGCCTTCGGGGCGCAGTTCATCGATTCCAACATCACGGCTGATTTCACTCAGGTTCCGCCGTTGGCTAAGAACCCGTTTTCGCCGGGGCGCATCCTTGGCGCATCGACGGTTAATCAGGGCAGTGGCTACACCACGGCCACGGTGACGATCAACACAGCAACCGGCTCCGGCGCAGAACTTGATCCTGTCATTGTGAGCGGGGGCGTCGTCGCGTTTATCCTCGTCACCGAGGGGAGCGGTTATGCTGACACCGATACCGTGACCATCGGCGGAGACGGAGTCGGTGCGACTGCTGTTCTTGAAATTGGCGAACAGAGCGGCACCTATCCGGGCGCGGTAACGTATTTTCAGCAGCGCCGGGTCTATGCGTCAACAATCAATGAGCCTGATACATATTTCATGTCGCAGCCAGGAGCGTTCAAGAATTTCGATAGCCGGATACCGACCATCGATTCAGACGCCATCATCGGTTCGCCGTGGTCGCTACAGGTCAACGGTATTCAGTGGATGATCCCGATGCCGGGTGGGCTGGTCGTGATGACGGGTGCATCGGCATGGCAACTGACGGGCAACGGCGGTTCGTCGCTGACGCCGCAATCAATTACGCCAAGCGGCCAACAGGCGCAGCAACAGGCGTTCAATGGCGTCTACGTCCATGTGCCGCCGCTACGGGTGGAAAACGATATCATCTATGTACAGGCCAGCGGTTCGATTTATCGCAACCTCAGCTATGAGATTTATTCCAACATCTATACCGGGCGCGATTTGACGCTCAATTCGTCGCACCTGTTCAACGGATATTTCATGCGCGAAAACGCATGGGCCGAGGAACCTTACAAATTGGTATGGGCAGTTCGAGAGGATGGGATTCTTCTCAGCCTGACGTTTGTCAAATCAGATGAAGTCGCAGGATGGACACGACACGATACGTTGGGATATTTCAAATCTGTTTGCACCGTGGTTCAACCCCCAGCGGAACATCATGGCGGAACTGATTTTACATACTTCGCGTGCTGGAGGCCGATTGGCGACAACGAGGCGTACACCGTTGAGTTAATGAATGATCGGCAATGGGATACCTTGGATGATGTCTGGGCTGTGGATTGCGGTCTGGCACTGACACAGACGGAACCGGCGGCGACGTTGACGGTATCGAGCGCAACAGGGCTTGGGGCCATTGATACGGCTACGGTTGATGCCGGAGGAACCGGCTACAGTTCGGCGACGACGGCGACCGTGGTGGATGATAACGGCTCCGGTGCAGGTGTAAACGCCGCCCTGACTCTGACCATCGCTGGCGGTGTGATTACGGGTGTCGCGGTTTCGGTGGCTGGAACCGGATACGTCAATCCAGTTGTGGTCATCGATGATCCTGCTGGATCGGCTGGCGGCTCCGGTGCCACGATTTCGGTGACGTTGGATAATACGGCGACGTTCACGGCTTCGGCGTCTGTTTTCGCGGCTGGAAACGTCGGCGACATCATCAGGACCGGAGGCGGTGTCGCCACGATTACGGCATATACCAGCGGCACCGAAGTCGATGCCAACATCACGGTTCCGATTATCGACTTGATCCCGAATACGACAACTCCGGCCCCGCAGATTGAGGGGCAGTGGACGATGACGGAACCTGTCTCCACGGTGAGCGGGTTAAATCATTTGATCGGGGCCACGGTGACAGGGCTGGCCGATGGGGTTGTTATTGATCCCGTAGTGGTTCCAGCAACAGGCACGATTACGTTACCACAGGCCAGCACTTCGGTCGTGGTCGGGCTGCCGTTCACGGCGCAGATGCAGAGCGTCTATCTGAACGCCGGAGATTCGCCAACCGTCCAAGGACAGCGCAAGAAACTTCCCGCCGCCACGGTTCGGGTGCAGGCCAGCGCCGGATTCAAGATCGGGGCGAACCAGCCCGACGGTGCGGCGCAGAGTCCGATACAGGTTGCCCCGGAATGGAACGA